TGGTTATTCGCGACCACAGTTTTTTTTTAGCGACAGGGCTAAAAGTTCCATGTCACAGCCAAAAGGAGAGTAGGTATGAAAATAAAAAATACAGATATAAACCATATAAAACCATACGATAAAAACCCTAGAAACAACGCTAATTCAATAGATAAGGTAGCAGATAGCATAGCTGAGTTTGGTTTTAGGCAACCTATAGTGGTTGATGAAGATATGATTGTCTTAGCTGGACATACTAGACTGCTTGCATCTAAGCAACTAGGACTTAAAAAAGTACCAGTACATATTGCAGAAGGATTAACTAACGCACAAAAGAAGGCGTATAGAATTATGGATAATAAATCTTCTGAAGATTCTGAATGGGATCAAGAATTGTTAAATTTAGAGATAAAAGACCTTATAGAAGATAATTATGATTTAAACATGACAGGTTTTACGCCTGAACAAATAGATGCATTATCTGTTTTAACTGAATCTATATTAGAAGGTGAGACAGATGAGGATTCTATTCCTGAACCACCTAAAGAACCTAAAAGCAAACTAGGTGATATTTATGAATTAGGACATCATAGATTAATGTGTGGCGATAGTATTAGTATTGATGATGTTGATAAATTAATGAATAGCAAGAAAGCAGATATGGTTTTTACTGACCCACCTTATGGAATAGATTATCAGGATATAAAAAAGAATCATAAGAAGATTGCAGGAGATGAATCATTATCTAATGTAAAGGATTTGTTATCTTTAATTCTTATTTTAGATGTTCCTATGTATTTATGTTGTAATTGGAAATGTTTTAGTGCTTTTGAGGAAGCTATGCATGAAGCAGGTAAATATCCTAAATCCTGTATAGTATGGGATAAAAAAGTAAGAGTTCAGAATTTAGATAAATTCTATAAAAGACATGAATTCATTTTATATCATGGTGAGTTTGGTGGTCAGAAAACTTTAGATGGAGATGTTTGGGTGTGTGATAGAGAGGTTAGGAAAGATCACCCAACTGCTAAACCAGTAGAATTATGTGAAAGAGCTATAAGATATTCTTCAGAAAACGCAGATATAGTCTTAGATTTATTTGGTGGTAGTGGTGCTACTCTTATCGCAGCTGAAAAATCAGCTAGAAAATGTTACATGATGGAATTAGACCCAATATATGTAGATGTTATTGTTAAACGCTGGGAAGATTTTACTGGTAAAAAAGCAAAACTAATCAATGGCTGAAATACCAAATTATCCAATAGCAGTTATAGCTAAACTTTTAGATTTATCTGAACGCCATGTTAGAAGATTGGCAGATGATAATATTTTAAAAAAACCTGAAAAGAATAAAGGTTGGGAAATAACTAATGTAACTCTATATATTAGATATTTAAGAGAAAGAGCATTTGGTAAAGATATAAGCACTACTGATTTACATAATGAGAAGCTAAGACTTACTAAAGCACAAGCAGATAAGGCTACTTTAGAGGTTAATGAATTAGAGGGTGAGCTTATTCCTGCTCAATTAGTTGAAGATACTTGGATTGGTTATAGTGCTAACGTTAGAGCAAAGTTATTAGGACTACCCTCAAGAATAGCACATAAGGTTATAACAGCAGAAGATTATCAAGAAGCATTATTAATAACAACAGAAGAAGTGCATGAAGCACTAAACGAATTAGCAGAAGATGGAATACCTGAAAAATATAGAAAACGTAATAAACAGCGTAAATCGAAGCTGGAGACCACCGAAAAATCTAAAGATTAGCGATTGGTCTGATAGTTATAGACGATTATCTCCTGAAGCATCAGCAGAAGCAGGTATATGGCGTACTGACAGAGCTCCATATCAACGTGAAATAATGGATTCATTTAATGATCCTGATATTCAAAGAATAGTCTTTATGAAGTCTGCTCAAGTTGGTGCTACTGAAATACTATTAAATACAATTGGTTATTATATAGATCAAGACCCAGCACCCATGCTGATACTACAGCCTACTTTACAAATGGCTCAGACATTTAGTAAAGACAGACTTGCTACTATGATAAGAGATACAGATAAAATTAGAAACTCTGTAGCTGATCCTAGAAGTCGTGATTCAGGTAATACAGTTTTATCTAAGAAGTTTGCAGGTGGTAATCTAAATATAGTTGGTTCTAATTCTGCATCAGGACTTGCATCAAGACCAATTAGAATCGTATTAGCTGATGAGGTTGATAGATATGAAGCATCTGCTGGTTCTGAGGGAGACCCAATATCACTTGCAACCAAAAGAACAACTACTTTTTGGAATAGAAAAATATATATGTGTTCTACTCCTACAATCAAAGGACTATCAAGAATAGAAACTGCTTTTGAAGAATCAGATAAACGCTATTACCATGTTCCTTGTCCTGAATGTAATGAGAAGCAAGTTTTAAAATGGAAGAATGTAGTTTGGGATGAAGATAAACCTGAAACAGCTTCTTATGCATGCGAACATTGTGGTTCAGTTATAGATGAATCAAAAAAACAATGGATGTTAAAACATGGCGAATGGATTGCATCAGCACCTAAATCAGATACAGCAGGATTTCATATATCAGAGTTATATTCAGTTTGGTCTACTTGGGCAGATATGGCTAAATCATTTCTTGAAGCTAAAAAGAATCCTGAGATGTTAAAGACTTGGATCAATACTGCTCTTGGTGAATCTTGGGAAGAACAAGGTGAAGCTGTTGAATACGAAACATTACTAGAACGTAGATTGAATTATGATTACACAACTATACCTGAAGATGTTTTGGTTCTAACTGCTGGTGTTGATACACAAAAAGACAGATTAGAATTACAGCTAGTTGGTTGGGGTAAGAACTATGAAGCATGGGTTTGTGATTATAAGATATTTTGGGGTGATCCAAATGCTATGAATGTTTGGAATGATTTAGATGCTTACCTAAAGAAAAGATTTAAAACTGAATCAGAAAGATTGATACCTATATCATGTTGCACGATTGACTCAGGTGGTCATCATACCAATATGGTTTACCAATTTACTAAACCACGACAAGCTAGAAGAATATTTGCAATAAAAGGTTTATCTCAAGCTGGTAAACCAATTGCTAATAGACCTACATTTGTTGGCAAGAATAAAGCTGTTCTCTATGGTGTTGGTTCTGATAGTGCAAAAGAAGCTATATTTGCTAGATTAGCTGCTGAACCTGAAGATACAACTTTGCATTTCTGCTCTGATCTTGATGAAGAATACTTTAAGCAGCTTACAGCAGAAAAAAGGATCACAAAATTTGTTAGGGGTAGGAAATCACTAGTTTGGAAGCAAGTTAGACCAAGAAATGAAGCATTAGATACGCTGGTTTATAACTTTGCTGCTATTTATATCTTGAATCCTAATTATGATTCTATTGAGAACAAAATACTTACCCATGAGTCAAAACCAAGAGAAAAACCACAAAATAGACCTCAAAAAGGTATAAATAGAGGTAATTTCGCTACTTCTTGGAAATAGAAGAAACTTTAGTTTTAATATTGACAAGAGCCTAATGCACATTAGTGTTAGATGTAGATATATCTAAAACATTTATGAGGTTTTTGCTTGAGCAACAAATTTGATTCAACAAATTATCCATCCCAAGTTCCTACTGAACTTCAGTTGGGAGACTATTGGGCATGGAAAAGAGAAGATTTGGCTAACGATTATCCAGTAGCAGATTATTCATTATCTTATGAATTTAATCTTGTAGATGGATCAACAGCTTCTAATTTTACATTAACTGCAACTGAGTCAGGTGACACTTACTTGATCGAAGCTACTAATACATCTTCTTACAATAAAGGTAATTACAATTGGGTATCTTACATAACTAGAAGTTCTGATTCTGCAAGAGTCAAACTAGAAGAAGGTTTTGTAGAAGTCCAAGATAATTATGCAACTACAACTGCTTCAGTTAGAAGTCATGCAAAGATTGTTTTAGATAGTATCGAAGCAGTTATTGAGAATAGAGCAAATATTGATCAATCATCTATGTCTATAGCTGGTAGATCATTATCAAGAATGTCTATAGACGAACTATTAACTTTTAGAGATAGATACAAAGCTGAATATCTTAAAGAAGTTAAAATACAAAGAATTAAAAATAAACGTGGATCAGGAAACACTATCAAAGTTAATTTTGGTAAAGTTGCTGGTTCAACACCTAAGAGTTACACATAATGGCATGGTATAACAGAATATTAGGTATTAACGAACCTAAGAAAAAGAAAAGACAAGCATATAGAAGAAGCTATACAGGAGCTAATACTGGAAGATTGTTTGCAGATTTTGTTACTACATCTACAAGTGCTGATGCTGAAATAAAAGATAACATAAGAATTCTAAGAGATAGAGCAAGAGAATTAGCAAGAAACGATAGCTATATTGCTAGATACTTAAACCTGATGGTATCTAATGTTATCGGTAAGCATGGCATAAGAGTTAGCTCTAAGGCTAGGAACGATAATGGTTCTTTAGACATTGGAGCTAACCTGCTCATTGAACGTGCTTGGAGAGAATGGGGTCAGGTCGGAAGCTGTACAACTAATGGCAGATTATCATTCTTAGATTGTCAGAAAATATTTGTTGAATCACTATGTAGAGATGGTGAAGTATTAATCAGGAAAATAAAAGACAGCAATTCACCTTTTGGTTTTCAGTTACAGTTTTTAGAAGCAGATCATTTAGATGAAAATAAAAATGATGTTTATAAAGCTACTGGCAATAGAATCAAGATGGGTGTTGAAGTAGATAAGTATGACAGACCAGTTGCTTATCATTTATATAAAGACCATCCCTACGATAGAGTTTATTTAAGTCAAGCACAACACATTAGAGTACCTGCTGATGAGATTATCCATGCTTACCTACCTACTAGAGCAGAACAAACTAGAGGTGTTTCTTTGGTTGCTACAGCTATGGCTAATGTGAAGATGTTAAATGGTTATTTAGAAGCTGAGATAGTTGCAGCTAGAGTTGGTGCATCTAAGATGGGTTTCTTTACTTCACCTGATGGTGATGGTTATGTTGGTGATGGTGAATATGAGGACACATTTAATCCTACAATGAATGCTCAAGCTGGTGTATTTGAACAACTACCTGCTGGTATGGACTTTAAAGCATTTGATCCTAATCATCCAACATCTGCTTTTGATTCTTTTACAACTAGTGTTTTAAGAAGTATCGCATCAGGTTTAAATATTTCTTATCATTCATTATCTAATGATTTAACTTCAGTTAATTA